TCTAATATTAATTCTTGTCCATTAACATCTAGTGTGCCTGGTGTAACTAAGTTACCAGATAACTTAGCTGTAGTAACAGAAGCATCAGTCGGTGTCACCGTTCCGCCATTATCTGAACCTAGTAGCACTGCAAAGAAACTTGTGTTAGCAGCAGGTGCTGTTGTGAATGTCAATACGCTACCTGATACAGTAAAGTCTGTGCCTGGCTTTTGTATCACACCACCAAGAGATAGGATGATCTGATTAACGTCACCAACAGTTACGTTAGCTGAGTTAACCTGCATAGTGTGCGTGGTATCAGAACCATCGAAACCTGATGAGATATCATCAAGCTGTCTGTATGCTCCACCTAAATTTTGTCTGCCTATATATGCCATTAATCGGCCTCCTCTATTGTATTACCTGCAGCTACCCACTCAAGAACATCTTGATAATCTAAGTTTGCATTTACTTTAGGAACAAAATAAACTTTATCATTTGTATCGGTAACTTTTAAAGTATTAGTTTCTGTTGTTCCGTCTTCAGGCATAACCATTTTTTTTACACTTTTAATATTCATAATTATATCTCCGCAGTTAAAGTAATTCTACCGTCTGTTGTATTGATATAAAGACCACCTGCTGCATTTGCTGCAAACGCACCACTTGAATTCATATCAAACCTAACAGCGTCATCTGTAGTATCAGCAACTGATTCAGCTGTTAAAGTTTGATAACCACCATTATAATACGCTTTAAAATCTGTATTTCTTGTTCCAACAAAAGCTCCTGTAGGAGCTGCTCTCATAACCACTGGAAGCTGTAGTCTTGTAGACATAACATTAGCATTTACTCCCCATAAAGGATAAGCTTGCCAAGTAGTAGCGGCAGTATGAGGAATTTGTTGATAGTATCTTTGACATCTTTGTAATTCAACATGATGAGGCACGTGCTCAAATTCTGTGGCTTGATTTCCAACCTCTAATTGCACTCCAGTTATATATAAATTATTACTCGTGCTACTATAAAAGTTAGTAAAGGTAATATCTGAATCTGCATGGTCAGCTGTGCTTGTCCATGTTGGCGTTCCGCTATAACTACCTGTGTAGTTACTGCCCCACACCAAACCAAAAAATATCATCAAACCTCTGCCATTATCATTATTAATAACTCCATTTGAACTTGTAATTAAACTTGTTGAACCAGCGGTTGGGGAAATTTGAATTACTTTTTGTTCCCATGTGTTTGCAGAATTTATAGTGTAACTTAAAGGTAAATAATAAGTTGTGTTATCCTCTTGTCTCATAGAAACCGAAAAATTTCCAGTTAAATTAGATTTTACCCAAAAAGATAAACAAAGATTTTCAGCTGCACTAGAGCCCCATTTCAAATGTTGACAATTTTGTGCTTCTATACTGTGGTAAATATAACTCCTGTCCCCAGCCGCAATAGATGTATCTGCACCTGTGCAATTTAATTCTAGTGCATAACTATGCCCTGTTGTTGCTCTATCCGCATCAGATAAAAGGTCATACTCACTTGTTGCAGAACCGTCTGTGCCTTCAGACATGACCCATCTATCAACAGTTGATACCACTCCATCTGGAATGGTAGTGGCAGATGTCCCCCTCTGCCATATCTGCATTCCACCGTTTTGAATTAAATTTTTAAAATGATGTACTTTCTCTACAAATGGTGCTTCTACTTTTGTCTGGCTCATCCTATGCGTCCTCCAATGCTTTTACTTTTGTCTCTAGTGTTTCTATTTTTGCCATAGCTTCTTGTAATGCTTTGATGGCTTTCATGTATAACACAGTATAACTAACGCCTTTTATTTGAGATTTAATTTCTTTTATAGTGCCATCTTCATTTAAAGTTCCAAACTCTGATGATGAAGTAATATCTCCTTCTGAAGGGTTAGAATGTTTAACTAATTTATCCATTCCAGCAGCCTCTAGTTCCTGTGCTATAACTCCTATTTGTTCCCAAGCCTTATCACCATACTGTCTTACATCATCTTTCTTTTTATAATTTCTAACCTTAACAGCTTTAATGTCGTCCCATTGAGAATTTGCATCTCTTATGTTTTGTTTAATTCTTTCATCAGAAAATGAACCATAAGAGTTATCGTGGTTTTTAACATCACCATCTGAATAAACGCCAAATCTAGCAGTAGTGGTATCATTAAGCCAATAAGCAAAGCTGGTGTTGTTGTCAGGTGACTGAGCTGTATAAGTATTTCTTTGTATGTACATATTTCCCGAAGCAACTGAACATTCATTAATTAAAGAATATAAATCAGCCGCAGGTTGAGCAATTTTAAGTTTTCCCTCACTAGAACTGTCAGTTCCCATACATACATTATCTGTACTAGCATCAACATACAGTAGATGTGTCTGACTATCTCCCTCAACTCTAAAATCAAAATCAGCACCAGGGTCATTAATTACAAAAGTTCCCGTTTCAATTCTAAATCTTTCAGTTGATGTTCCAGCTTTCATCATGCTCCATGTAAAATAACCATCTTCTGTGCCATCTGTTTCATCAGCTATTAAACTTTGAATTGTCATATAATTAATTTCTTCACTGGCATCATTTTCACCAGAAAAAATTATTCTACCAATATTGTCGTTTGGTGCTGGAGAGCTAGAGTCTCTTGACATTCTTAAAGTTGGGCCGTTAGTAGCATCAGCGTCTGTTGATATTAATTTTAACGTGTTTGAATTATCATTGACTGTAATTTCAACACCATCATTAAATGTGGCAGTCGTTGCAGTTAATGACATGATGTCTGTCCCACCTGCTTTAAAATCTATCTGGTCATCAGTGTCCGCGCTTATTGTTGTATCGGCATCTGCATCGAGAATAAGTGCATCTGATACTCCATTAGTATCTAACTTTGATGCAAGTGTGCTTGGTATTACACCACTTAAATGTGTTGCATAAATAACATCACCTGATGCTACAGCTGTACCAACGATGGTTAGTGTTGTGCCTGATACAGTAAAGTTTGTTGTAGGTTTTTGTATAACGTTGTTGATAACAACGATTAGCCCGTTCTCGGAGAACGGAGCCTTTGATAAAGTAAACGTCGTAGCGCTACCATCACCGGTAAAACTGTCGGTAGTAAAGCCTTGAAAAGTATCAGCTGGTAATGTTTGTCCGATGTAGCTCATAATCTAAACGCCGCCTTTAGTTCATCATCGGTTAAACCCAATGTTTTTAATTTTGTTTTTGCAGAAGCTCTATCTGTAACAATTTTTTCTTGTGCCGTATTTATTGCAGCTTTTCTTGCAATCTCAATTGCCTCATCATCTTGACGTGCTTTTATTTCGTCAGCAGTCATGTCAATTGAAACTCCATTTACAATTTTTTTCATTATGTTCTATGTCCTATTAATTTAAAAGTTCCTGCATCAATATTACCACTATGAAAAGAAAACTGAAGACCGGTTACAGCAGATGTTGTATTTACATATCCGCCACCATTGTAATTTTCAGCTATATCAGAGGCATGGTAACCTGTGGTAAAATAATTATACATTTTTGCAAAGGTGGTGCTTGCTGGGGCATAAAAAATAAGTCTACCAGAACAACATTCATCAGCACCATTGCCTATACTGTGTGCTATATTTATTAATCCAGTGCCTTGAGCAATATCATAATCAGCAACATTTCCCCAAGTTGCAGCGGAACTACCTGCTTCATTATTAAAATCATAATTAAAAGTACCTGTTGTTGCCACTCCAAAATTTGTTCCGTCAGTTGTGACTTTAAAACCAAACTGAGCATCATTTGTCGCTGGATGTACATTTATATAAATAACCTCATACACATCAAATGTGCCATCAAACACAACATCACTTGACCCATTTACAAATGAAACAGTCGCTGAGCTTGAAGCTGCTACTTCTTTTATAAGTTTTGATGTGCTGTCTGTAAGACCGTTAAATGGAACTGTGGCTGCCATCTTACGATATCTCCATTATGGACAATGAAACATCAAGTGACGAAGCTGTGTCAGAAGTCACCCGTAATATATCAGTAGTTTGCAATACCAGTTTACCTCCACCAAGAGTTTCTAATGAACCTCCTGCCGGTATCGGTGCTGCTGTTACCAACTCTACATTGCCATTTGTTTCTGTATCTGATGTGTCTGATTCTACGTGTACAGTTGCAGCAACCGCTGAACCTGTAACATTACCCACTATCAAACCAAGAACAATCGCAGTAGTAGTGCTAGGAACTGTATATACAGTTGTAATAGATGTACCTATTCCAGCTTTTGTTTTGACCTTAAATGTGTTTGCCATTTATTTTCTCCTTATCCTAATGCGATCGCTAACGCGGTAGCATCAGCAGAAGACGTGTCTAATATTAGACTAACGTCCATTCTTTTGATAGTTCCGCCATCACTTATTAATAACTCATCTGTTGTCGCAAGTCCAGATGTTAGAGCTGTTTGACCCGAAATTACGTTGTCATTAAGATGCTCATTTTCAACTGCATTATCTGCAATCTTAGCTTCTGTTATAGCATCAGCTGCAATCATAGACGTCTCAACAGCTGTGCTTGCAATAGTCACCGCTCCATTAGCTGCTATGCTAACATCACCAGATATAGCTACTGGGTTAAAGTTTGTGCCATCAGCAACCATAATATGGCCCGATGTATTCGTGCCCATAGTGATATCATCACCAGATACAGTCAAATCTCCTGAAATTTCTACATTACCATTTATATCTATAGTTGTTGCATTGATCTCTATTTCTGTATCAGATACTAAATCCAGGACTCCGTCAGCTGATTGATGTATGTATGTGCCTGAGTCACCAAATTGTAGTTGTCTTGAACTGTTTAGTAAAAGCGCTGTGTCCGCAACGTGAGTCAATGACACGTCACTATCAGCACCAAAGTTAAGAACGGCAGCGTCTGATAATAAGCTTACATCATCACCGACTGTTAGATCGGTTGCAACTTTTACAGTTGTGTCATCATCTAATGTTAGCACTACTGTGCCGTCGTATTGTTTAAATATTAAGTCGTCACTATCTACTTCTAATTTAATTATCTGTGCACCTGCAGTGCCATCCATGTCTATAGTTAATTGAAGCGTGCCAGCGTCTTTAAATTCTACATTACCACCTGCAGCATCTAGTACGATGTCAGCTGTAGCATCTAGAGTGATGTCAGCTCCAGAGTCTATCTCTGCAATGACAGGTGTTGTTAATGTTTTGTTCGTAAGGGTTGCAGTTGAAGCTGTTGAAACTAATCTAGCGTCACCACCAGTGCTTGGTAATGTTAAAGTATTTGATGCAGATTCTGAGTGTGGTGCACCAATAAGAGTTTGTGCGTGAGCATTACTAGACTCACAATAAAATTTAATTTGTGATACAGCACCGCCATCATTTTTAAGATCAATAAGACCACCTGCAACAAATAAATCGTGAGGTAAACTTACATGACCACTTGCGTCTTCAAATACAGCTTTGCTTGCAGGCAATGTGCAAAAAACATCTTTTGTACCTGATGCAAAGTTTACAGCACTATCACTATTAGAACTAGAAATAACAGTTGTACGTGTTAGATCGGAGCTGTCTCCGTCTAATGTACCAAGACCAACTTCAAACTCAGCTGCGGTTCTGTGAACTATTGCATAGTAAACAGTATTACTGTTACCAATACCTGCTGCAAAAGTTTCAAAACCAGATACAGCTCCACCAAGCGAAACTGCGCCGGTGCCAGTTGTAGTTGTGGTTTCTCTAACTCTATCGTTTAGAACTAGTGCCATCTTTTATTCCTTACGCAATTCTAATAATAGCATTACTAGCATCAGCTGCTGGAAACTGGACTACGAAGTCTCCGTTCGTTGCAGTTTTAGTGCCGCCAAAATCTAAAATTACACAAGCTTTATCACTGTTAGTATCATTGTAAATCATAGCGCCGACTGCAGATAATGTTACAGATGAAAAAGTTTCGTCTGCAAAATCAACAAAAGCAGTTGTACCACTAGTTGATACAGCTTGACTGTCTAGTGCTTGACCACCAGAAGTATAGCTCGTACCGGATGAACTAACTTGGTTTGTAGTTGTAAAAGCTGTGGTAGATGCAGTTAACCCAGAAATATCTGTGTAGAGTGCTATCTTAAAACTATTACCACCACTTGCAAAGTTGTGAGTACCAGATAGTAACTCTGACTTAAAAGATGTAGGTATAACATTTGCCATATTTTTTCTCCTTATATTACGGTGTTGGTGAATTTAAAGGTAGACGAGGAACACCATCTCTGTACTCGTCTCTGCGTCTTCGACCTTGTTGTTCGGCCGCAAACGTTTGTACGGCTTCTTGGTAAGAAGCCTCATACAGTTGTATCATATTATCAGGACCTTTCAAGAATTTAAAGGTTTCTACCAAACATGCATACAACAGTAAATCTGGTTGTTTCGTTGATAATTCTGTGCTTGTTGAATTTGACGTTGTTATGGTTGTTGGCTGTTTTATATAAGCCATTGTCAGAACATACGCTGCATCAGGCGTTGGTGCTACAACCCAGTTGTCATTATCCCAGTTAGCAAAATATTTTGGTCTGCCATTATCATCAGAATTATCAGGATCTGGGTGATACGTGGCTATAAAAGAAGAGTCAACTTGTTTTAAAAATTCTTGATCTGACGTGGTCGAGTTTGTAATTTGTATGTATCTAATTATTCTAGTTCCAGTTGGCACAGTTATATATCTGTTACCAATGGTAGTTTCAGAAGTTGCGTAAAATTTAGTATCATCAGAGTCTACTGTTCTAAATATTCTAGACTCTGCATTTAAAATTATTCTCTCTAAAATACTATCTGATAAAACAGTGTCATCAACTTCTGTGTAATCTCTAATAGATGTGCGTAATGTGGATAAAGTAAAAGACATATTAATTTGTTATTGTAGCAGGGCCAGCTGTGGCTCTACCTCCTCCTCCCCTAATACTACCAGTTGTTGCGGTGTCTGTCGATACACTGAAAGTATAACTATCATCATCAACTTTTGTTATGCTATACCCTGAGGATGACTCCAAATTTGCTTTTGTAATACCATCAAAGCTATCTACTTCTCTAAATCTTACCGTGTCACTAGATGATCTACCATGACTTCTTTCCGTAACAGTTATCGTGCTAGATCCAGAAGATCCTGTCTTAAATGCATTTACAATTAATAATTGTGGAACTGATGTTTCTGTTCTGTCTGTTCTTACATTTTGTAAAGATACTGCATCCGCTGGATGTGGACCAGGTTGAACTTGTGGTGCTTTGGCCTCAAACTCTGAAGTGTGCACAAAAGAACCATTCCATTCAAATACCATTTCACTGTATGGATAAGCCAAACCACTTCTGTCTGATATTGCTTTTGAATATTTACCTGTTGCAAATTTTGGCATTTACGTCCCCGGATAATAAGTTTGTGGTGTTAAGTATGTACTTGATGAAGACCCATCTTCTGTCAACGCTCTTTGAAATTCATCTTCATAAAGTAGTTTTAAGTTTTGCACAGACTCTGGTCTATATTTTTGTGCAAGATAATAAGATAAACCTGATATCATGCACGGTACAAATCTGTATGGTACATCAACAGTGTTAGTGTAAGCACCCGCATCTTGTATTCTTTTTACATAATACATGTGAGCATCCTTTGTTGCAGCTGTAGAGTCAGGTGTCGGGTAAAAAGTTACGACAACTTTATTTATAAATCTTTGCACATAATACTGGTTAGGTGTGCCCTTGTTCAATTTATTAGATATGGCAGAATAGGTTGATCTATTTATTTTTGTCATGGATGAATCTGTTTGTGAAGTTTGAGTTCTATCAGATCTAAAAGTCATTTCTAAAACATCTTCCACACCAAAGACGTTTGCTGGCGCAGTTGTAGTAGAACTTGTGCCATCAGTTGAAGCTCTAAAGAAAGTGTATTCTGCCTGTCCTTCAACCAAATCAATATTTGTTTCTGCTAATTCCCAATAATGTAAGCCTCTATTAGCCCACTCTTGAAGCATAATATTTAGTGATCTTCTTGCTGATGTTAGGTGATAACCACTTACATCACGCAATCCAACACGCTCATACGCCTCTTCGAATATTTCATCGATAGGAAAAGTATTTTCAAATACGTTAGTGCCCGAAGTCGCCATGTGCTACTCCTAATATATCTTTTTGAATTCTGCTATACAAGTATATGAATTACCAGAATCAGCCGCCGCAGCTACAACAAAGTTTACATCACTTTGATTACTATTTGACGATTTATCAGCTGGTATGCCACCAAACTCTCTAAAGTCCCAGTATCCTGAGTCTATTAAAGTTATGATTGGAATATCGCCATCTGAATCTTCTTCATCTAAACGTGCAAAAGCATCACCGCCATCACCGTTAGCACATGACCACCATATTCTTTGTAGTGATAAGTGTGCAACTGCGTTGCCATCATCATCAGATGTTAATGCCGATACGTCACCAAATACAGTTGTGCCACCTGTTCCATCAGATTGTACAACTATTTTGATTGTAACTCTTTTATCGTTTTGTTGTAGGATTGTAGGTCCTGTTACTGTGTCTGCCATGTTCCCTCCTTAATCAAGAACGTGTGGGCCCGAAGGCCCACATTAATTTTTTAGTATACTGAGTATTCTAGTTCAACTGTAAATCTTCCAGCCGTTATATCAGCGTTTACTGCTGTAGTAGCAAAAGCATATAAGTTTTTGCTAGCAATCGCCGCTGTAATGTTCGGAACAAAGATGTGGTAGTTACCCGCAGTATTGTTAAAGTTTACATCAACTTCTGTGATTGATTGTGTAGCACTTAACTGTTCGTTAAAAGATGTTACACCAGCACCAACAATTTCAGTTCCAGAAGAAACTGCAGTGTTAGTCGCTGTTCCAGATGTTGCACTTAGTGATAAACCACCAGCGAGAGTTTCTCCTGCCGCAGTTGTAATACCAATCAATGCTCTGTGAATAAAGAACTTAGAAGGTGTTACTAAATCGTCAGGTGCTGTAACATCTAAAGCTCCTAGCTCAACAAGAACATCACCATCGCCATATGCAGTTGATGCTGCGTTTGTTGATGCCAATGTACCAGCAAAAGATTGTATCTTTCTAGTTCCCATTGATATTAGTTGTCCAGTTGAATTTACTGAAAAACCTGTTTCTGTGATCACGCCAGTAGAAGCTGCTTTGTTAATTACGTTAAAGCCACCTTCTGATCTGACCGGACCGCTAAAAGTTGAATTTGCCATATTGGTCTCCTTTTCCGCCAGCACAGTCTGAGACATTGTCTACTGCACGAGTCCATACTGACTATTTATAAGTATGCAGTGCGTCGAGTATATTCTTTTAATATGGTATTTGCAAATAAAAAGGGCGGCCGAAGCCGCCCTCCTTAATCCCGTTAATCAAACGCTTATGCGCCTGGAGAACCGAACATACCACGCCAGTCAGAGAAGCCGAAGCTGTATCTTTCCCTAGCTTTGTATCTTACGTTACCAGTATCAAAGTCGCCTTCCATAGCAGTTTTTAAGTTTGCTCTGTTGAACATTTTCATTCCATTAGGAATGTCAGTCTTAATGAAGAACGCGTCTGTATCTGTTAGGTAGTTGTTTACCACGTATCCTTGTGGCAACATACCTTTTGAAGATAGTGCGTTCAAATCATTGTCAGCAGTGCCAACTCTTGCTGGTGATTTTAAGATTCTTTCAGCTGTAAATTGTAGCTCAGATGGAATGATTAATTTCAATCCTCGAGCCGCGATTTTAAAGCCTCTTTCATCTTTAAATGCAGCAATGTCAATCATCGCTTGCTCTAGTGAAGTTTCACTTAAGTCAGCAGATGTTGATAACTCATTCTTTAGTTCCCCTGCAGATTGTGTAGGGTGATCAGTAGCAAATAATTCTTTGCCATCTCCACCTGGGAATGAGCTGCTAAATCCATTGTTTAGGACGTTAGCTGCTTTGATTTGTTTTGTTTGAGCCATAGATCTTGCTAGTGCTTTTGTGTAACGAGTCGCGATTCTGTCATACAGATTATCCTCGATAGCTTCCTCAGTAATTGCGAAAGCGAGAGCGATAGTCTCGTGTGTATAACGTGAAGTGAACGATTCGTTTGCAGTATCAAATGTTACTGCAGCACCTTC